CTTGCCACATAAACGAAATCAGGGGATGAAACCCCATCCAATAAAGCATCTATTCTGTCCAGAGCACCAGACCGGCTCAATTCAATCTTCTCCTAATGCTATGTTCCATAATCTCTTTTACTTCTTTTGGTTGAGTCTGTAGTTTCTTAGCCACCTTGTGGAACATCTTGTAACCCTTAAAAGAGGTACTCTTATTTCTACTCGATACACCTTCCACCCAACTGGCATAAACTACGTTCTTTCCCTTGTGTAACTCCCCTGCGTCTATCTGTGCATGAAAGTTTTTAACAAGACCTCCACCAACTGAACCTTTTAGGTAACCGGTTTGGAATCCATGCCCTTTAACCAGTTGATTTTTAACCCATCGAGAGCCAAGAACCGCTATGTCTAACAACGATTCATTAAGAGCCTCCGCAAACTTTTTATTTCTATGGTCAAAGAAATTCCCCTGTACCACAACCTTGGCTTCTGCCATTAAAAATACACACCCGAAATACTTGCTTGAGATTTATATTCTGCAAGATGTTTCAAGGCTCTGTTGATTTCATTATCTGCTCTTGTTACAGACATCTCGCCAGTTCCCAATGTCTGTACGACTCCCAAATCTCTATCCCGAAAAAACACCTTGGCGATATCAAGACAAACCTGTACAACTAAGAAGGGATATATATATCCATAAACTGATGTTCCTGCGGTATGGGTGCTAGCCGTTGTTCCATTCACCCCTCTTTCTACCGTTAAAGTATTGGAAGAAATAGAAGTAATATACATCTGTTCAGTTCCAACAAGAATTGTCTGTGCTGAACTCAATCCGGAAGCATCATTAACTCCCCAAGCCGTTTCGGTTTCAGTCGCAATTGTGCCGGTTGTTGTCTTCTCTTCAGTTGTGTCATTTCCATATCCCCATTCGCCTAATATCGAAAGGGTTTGCTGACCACCGTATAGAGCCTTCGCTGTGTCCTCATTTAGCGTTAATTCAACCTTTGGGCTAGAGTTATATGGTCTTAACAGATAATCAGCGTTATAGCCCTCTGAGAGCGATTCTGATTCTGCTCTGTCAGTTGCCTTATATGAGGTTACGGTTGTGGCTTCAATCAACCAAGCATCCAAAGGGATTGCGTGGATAAAACCACTTGTTAAACCAATGAGTTTGTCAGAGGTCGTATCAAGAGTATTCTGAGGGCTTTCTCTTAATTTACCAGAGCCTATATCGTAACTGCGAGTTTCAGTTCGGGGACCAAAACTTTGCATCTCTACATAGTTGTCAATTCGCTGAGAAGAAGCCTCCACCAGACGCCTCATTATTCCACTATCAGAAGTCCAGTTTGTGGAATATGAAGTGCCGGCAAGATAATCCCTTAACTCATCAGTACTTGCGTAGGTATGGCGAGTTGCCACTACTTATTCTCCTCAGTTTTCTTAGCCTTGTTTTTCGGAGCAGTTGCCATCTTTTCAAAATACTCGGAATAGGCGTTGGCTTCTTTGGCAGGAACGTCATATTCCTTACCCTCCACAAACGCTAGATTCATAGCCCCTATTGTTACCGATTTTATACATTTTACTTTCATAATGTTCTCCAATGGGAGCGGTGAGTTACCCCACCGCTCCACTAGGTACTGCTCTACTAAGAAGCAGCAGCTTTCAGAATCTTAAACGCAGCAGCCAGACCAACCTGTCCATCTCCTCGGCGAGTACCAAAGAAACCAATTTGGTCATTCTCCATGTAGAGAGAATCATTTCTGCGAATTGAAAAACCAACCCTGTCAAAAATGTAGTAATTCCGCATATCTCCGAATATAGCTATCTCATCATTAGCAGTAATGCTAGTGGCGAGACCGTTGCCAGAGACATCGTTATTTATTACTCTCTTTCCAAGAAGGAACTCTGCCGGTGCAGTAGTTAAATCTTGAATAGCATGGACACCGGCTCCTGTGACTTGGATACCGTTTATTTCTTTAGAAATAAGTGACGGCATAACCCATGTCGCATTCGCTCGATGTTGGGCTTCCAGAGTGAAGTAAATCCCCATGATATCGGCAGCAGTTACAGCGGTGGCAGAAGCCATCGTGTAGTCGCCTCCACTCGCAAGGATTCCGGCATAGTTTGTCGTGTCGTTACCATTAAGGATTCCGACATCTTCAAATCTTCCGCTAGCCTCTGCAAATATCTGTGAAAGAATACTTGGCAGATTGATTGCGGAGTCATCCAGAAGCTCTCGTGATGTTCGAACCATTCCACCAGATTTCTCAATGGAATACTGAACCTGTCCAACCGTTGGAGTGCTTTCCTGACCTGTATAAGCAGCCTCTTCAGCTATTGCTCCCCATGTTGCTGTCGCTATCGTGGGAAGATAACCATCTTTACCGGAGACTCGGACAACCGTTGCCTGCGGTCGGAGTTGACCGGTTGGGACTCCGGTGTCATGAATCACCTGATTTATAAACTCTTCTGGAACAAAATAGCCACCTTCTGCATCAGTATCCTCTTGCATGGCTTTGAGTTCATCTGATGTGGCAGACAGCCTCCACATATCCTGTGAGGGAGAAGTCATCCACTTTGTGTAGGTATCTTTGTAAAAGATTGCTTCCTCTTTCTCTCGGTCGCCCATCTTCTCCTGTACCCACAGCGGTTGACAAGCAGCCGGTAAGCCTTTTACCCAACTTGCTGGTCTGTAAGAAGCCTTTGTCTTGGCACCAATATCGTTAGGGTCATAATCCTTAATATCAGAAGAAGTTACCGGTACAGAATTGATTGGCTCAGCAACTTCAGCTTTCAAAGCATCCATTCTTTTTATCGCCAGTTCTTTTTCATCTGCATCAGCAATTTCTTTCTGGGCTTCAACCATCAATTCATTTGCCCTTGCGACATCACCGGTTTCTATACTTTCCTCAGCTTTTTTTATGAGGTAACCGGCATGCTCTCGCATCTTATCCGTATCAGTCATTTTCAGACCTCCGTCTTGAATTTTTTAACTTCAATAAACCTAACTGTGTTTTTGCAAGCAACAGTTCATCCTCCGCTACAAGCGTGTCGGTGACAGAATCTTCCGTGACCGAGGCATCATCTAGCGTAGTAGTTTCTATTATTTCGGTATCGGCACTTTTAGCAGATATCGTATTGGTAGAAGGGCTTGCTCCCCTGATAACACTACTTACCTCTGCCCAATCCAAATCCTTGATTCTGCGGACTTGAGACTTGCCTTCTCCTTCAAAATCCCACCCACCTTTCGGCACGTTAAACCCTACCGACCATTGGTTAACAAAATTACCCTTCACATTACTGAAGGTTTCTTGTCCAGTCTGTGTTTCAAGATTAAATTGCATCAGCGAATAAAGCCGGTATTCATCTTCATTTACATGAACCGGTCTGGCAGACAAAACCTTTCCTACAATCTGGTTCTGGTCATGCCCTGCAAGCACAGGGATTGGAAGGTTTTTCGCAATTGAGTTATTGAATGCAGATGGGTCAATTATGTCCCCATCTGAATCAACAACTCCCATGCTATTTACAAAGGCTTCTACAAGTCCTTGCTCTGCATCAACAACCTTTACTTCTGCTGTTTCAACACTCTTATTTATCATACTGGAGCCTCCTCTGGCACGTAGTTTCTTGGCATGGGAACCCAACTGAGAGTTCCATTGGGGTGGTCTTCAATATCTCTGGCATCATCAGCCCTGTAAACCTGTCCATCTCTTTGAATACAAGTTCGACCATAAGGGTCACCGGAAGGGACATAAGTATCTTTAGGGTCACCATCAACATCATAGGCTCTCAGATATTCAAATCCTTGTTCCTTGAACAATCCTATGCTTGTTATATTCTGGCTTCTCATGATTTCAGTTCGGGCTATCAATTTAGCCCTGTTCCGGTTTTCATTCATCATTGACTGAATCCCTGAGAAATTATCGTTTGGAACCCCTCTTGCAAGTTGGTCAATAGAATAGCCTCTTTCAAAAGCCATTTGTATCAATCGCTGTACATTCTTTTGTGTTGTGGAGTGCATGATTTTGGCTCTTGCCGGAGCCTCAGTTAAAAGCCTTGAAACGACCGGAGAAGCCTGACTCCAAGTAACCTCGCCGGCAACCCCAGAGGTGTTCACAATACCGTAGGTCTCTTTAGAAACTTCTACAAACATCCGGTAAAGTATTTCAGATAAATTACCTATTTCTGAGTCCGGCACCAATTCCCCAAAAGTGAAGGGATAAGCCTTGGTGTAATCCACTTCCTTATCCATTTCTCTATCCATCAATCGCCCAACTATTCCATCAACTCTATTCTTTAACTTCTTAAAGTAATCATCTAGTTGAGGAGTGAACTCTTGAGTAATTCTGTCTCGGCTTCTATTTAAGTCAATCCCTAACTTTCTACCCCTTGGTGCTATTGGGTCTGCTTTTCCCTCTGATAGCACCCCTGAGAAGCCGGTTCCAAGGGATTCCACTATGCTAGGCATAGTTGACTCAACAATGTTGGTCGGGAGCCTTCTGACCTCACCATCCGGTAGGACATCAACCCCTACCATTTCCCTTGCCTCATTTAACGTAATAATGCCGGCACTAAAAAGACTAGAGGCTCTGGAATTGATAGATTCCTTATCATCAAGAAACCCTCTCATATCTGTTAAATCTACCGCAATTTCATCTTCAAATTCCTGTCCTATACAGTAGTTAAAAAACCGGACAATTCGGTTTATCAACGGCTCTAATGTCTCGGAATGAAATGAGAATCTTGCTTCACGATAATTGGAAAATGTACTTCTTTGTAAGCCCACATTTGATGATATAAGGATTGGCGGAACTCCAAGAACTGAGCATATGCGAGATTCCGTATGATTGTGCAGTTCTGTCAGAGCCATATCCGCAGGGGCAGAAGCCATCTGCTGATACTCTGCATCATCGTCTAAAACAGCAACTCTGTGAAAGTTATTTGTTCCCCCAAAACTAGAACGCCACCTTGCACGAATCCTTGTTGCTTCATCCTGAGATGTAAGCCTTCTTTTTACTTTTAATAACCCTGACGGAACACCGGCATTCTGGAAATAAACTTTTGCGAAATCTGTCATGCTCATGTCCAGATTCACAGTCTTTGCCAAAACGTGCAAAGGGCTTAATCCATAGATGTCACCGGAGGGATTTGGCAACGCTAAATGCCCGACATCCTCTGGCTCTAATCGGTACTCTTTCCCATCAACGGTATAGGTATATCCTCTAACCCCTTCACCGGATGGAATAATAGCCATCCGGTCAGGTCTTAAAAGGTACAGTTGCGTAATTTGATTCGCCCTGCCTCGTTCCTTCAGAACGTAGACATTGCCGGCAACATAAAGATATGTGACCAACCTTTCGAGCCAACTGTAAAAATCCTGTGTTTCATTGGGGTATTTCAGCAGTTGTGCAAGAGGGCTGTTTTCAACTTCTACCGTGCCATCAGCCGTATCAACTTGAGCCATAAACCTTGCACTTGCAACACCAGTTGCAAGTTCTCTTATACAGGCATGGACAACAGCAGAACGACCATAACCTTCTGACGCAAAATTTGCATAGTTATCTGAGGGATACTGCACACTAGATATATCAGTAGACAAGGGGACTGAAGCAGCGATATCAATGGGTGCTTTAGAAAACCAATCGCTAAAGAATGCCATGTTCTCCTAATTGCCTTGAGGGTACATGGCTCGACCACTTGAGTGACAGAAGGAATTTACAACATCTTTCACAAAAGTTCAATGGTGGGACAGGGAATGTGTCTAAGTGGGAGGAGTCCACAAATCTTTTCAGATTAGGGTCAAATGAACTTCAGTAATGTAACCGTCACACACGCAAGCGATGGAGTACAACTTTTAGCTTAGACATCGGCAAAGAGAACGAGGAGTATCCTTACCGTGCCCCACCAATCTCATCATAGCACTTCATTCCTTGCCTTACAACGATTACAGACAATAACAGTTCCTCGACCGGCTTGTTCAGCAAGCAACTTATGGCACCCAATACACCGTAGCTTCTTTACCATACCCCTGCTCCTGCAACATTTCCTTGAGCATGAACCGCTAAACCAAGTGCCATAACACAGTCATCATGTAAGCCGTCTGGTGCTGTATACCGGACTCCGGTTCTTGTGTATTCATAACCAAATGCAAGTAATTCGTTGGTGATATCTCCCTGTGGATATTCAATCTGTTTTGTCTGAATTGCTATTGCTAGACCTTCCATTAACTTCTGCTTAGAAGACGATGAAAAATTAAATCCTTGAACATTTGGAAGTGACCTCTGTAACCTTTCAACAACAGGGTCTCCAACTCCGGTACTATCAACCACAGCAGATGTAAAACCAATCAGTTGTTCAAGCCTAAAACAAGTCTCTTCCCAAGGGGACTGGAACCGCTCAAAGGCACAGACTGAACCGTCTTCATCCAAACCTATTGCAACCGTCCAGTCAACGCTCTTTGCAAGGTCTACCCCAAATACTACCGGAGGCTTTGTGGATAGTTCTGCAACACAGTTTTCGATAGCGACCTGTCCAAATGGATTTCCCCCATCATCACTAGGCTCTGCAAGATATAGTTCCTTAAAGACGGCTTCAGGAAGTTGGCGTCTTGCGTCTTCAACTTCCTTCATATCAAGAACACCGGCATCAACCGCATCAAATGCAGTTAATTTTGCATAGTGCCAATCCGGTTCTCCACTCTCCGCAATTCTAGATAATCTGTATGCCCAATTCCTACGACCTTTCACGTTCCCAATAATACGAATTGGTCCCCTTGTTGCAGTTAAAGTAGACCGGACAGCATGCCATGATTCTTCTCTGACTCTGGTTGCTTCATCAATAACAGCAGCATAAACATCCTCACCGTAGAGATTGTCAGATTTCTCAGCAGACCGAAAGCTGATAACAGCTTGATTGGGAAGGGTTACAGTTAACTCAGATTCGTTACTAGAAAAAACATATTGAGGTAACCCTCTTTTTAATCTGCGAAACGCCATTCTCGCCTGTGGATAAACTGGAGCCAACCACCAATAAGCCTGACCGCTCCGACCTTTGATAGCCTCCTCTATAAGCCAACTTAAACAAGCTACTGTCTTACCGCATTTTGTAGAACCCTCTATGATGCCATATCTAGTGGCTGAGAATATCGCCTGTTCCTGCTTGGGATAAAGCCGTGGTCTCTGGTAGGTCAGTTGGGGTGTCTGAGTCGTCATAAGTCTCAATCCTAAAAGTGACTGGAGATTGATTCATAAATACCGCATTTTGATTCAAGGTAAACATCGGTTTATCTGGAATAACACCGCATATCACATTTATTTCTTTCATGATTCTTAGAACTAAATCGGTTGCTCGACTATCACCGGTCATAGCATTCTGCCAATGTCTTAATAATAACTGATTATATCTTTCCATTTGCACAGAACGCACTTCATCAGCTAACCCTTCATGGGCTTTTGCAAGGTCTTCCAGAACCTTCTTTTTATCTCGATGAACAAGGCTTCTTGCTACTCCCTCTTGCTCCGCAATTTGTCTTTCACTTGCTCCAGCGAGAGTGGCTTGAAGGATGCGGTATCTCCGCATAGTTGCTATTTCTCTTGAGCCATTGGAGTGGTTCTTATTCGCCATGTATTCTCTTAAATCCCTCAAGGCTTTTTAACTGTTCAGCAATATCTTCTTCAGACTGTAAGCCGTCAATGACCGTAATATATTTACGCCATCTTCTAACCAGTTTATTAACCTTGGTTATTCGCCCTGCTCTCCATGATGCAGACTGCTTGGAACGCCTTTGGAAACAACGTCTTTCTGCA